CGGATGTCCTCAAACTCATCCGCATCCGGGTCCCAGACGAGGTTGTCGATGGAGTCATAGAAGCTGCCGGCCATCTTCACCATCGACCCCGGCGGCGTGTACAGCTCATGCCACCACACGCCAGCGCCCTTGATGAACGCCTCCTCCACAACCTTGCGAGAGTGGCGCTTGAGGTCTAGCTCTCGCGGCGTGTAGTTGAGGTAGTCCTCCAGCAGCTTGGATACGAGCTTGCGCCGCTCCATCATCATCTGCTGCTGCTGCAGGCCCTGCTGGTACATCTGCATGCCGGGATCGGGAGCCATCACGGGCTGGCCGTCCGGCCCGATGATCGGCCCGTCCGGCCCCATCATTGGCACCGGCGGCTGGGGCTGGATACCCAGCAGCGCCGGGCCGATGATCGGATAGTCCTTGGGCGTGACTGTCCGGGCGGGGTTGCGGTGGTGAATCACCGCGGCGAAGAGGCGGACGGCCTCCCAGACCCGGTTCACCTGCATGCGGAACGCGGGAGGGTTCATGCCCTTGTTGTAGCCCCGCTCTCCACGGGCGTACTTGTCACGCCACATGAAGTCCGGGTCGCCCGCAAAGAACTGCATCGCCTCGTCCGCGTCAGCGGAGAAGGGGCGCTTGTGGGTCTGCGCCTGCTTGATGCAGTTCAGCCAGCGGGTGACGATAGGCAGAAGGGGGCTGTCTTGGGGCATCTGGTACTCCTATGTACTAGTGCCTCACTTGGCCTTCCTGCCCTCCAGATCGGCCAGTTTCCGCTCCAAAAGCGCCACTTTCTCTGACAGGATGGCGAGCTTGGGGTTAGCCGGCTTGTGATCCCAGTACCCGTACTCCTTCCAGGCCGGGAACTCTTCGACGCCCGGATCGGTCAGGTGGTGGACGCTGGGCTTTTCCGTGCCGCCATACCCCGGGGCGATTGCCCAGAGGGTGAGGACACGCTGGGACACGCCGGTCACCAGGGCAGGGACAGGGGCCGCGCCCTCATGGCGGTAGTACAGGACGAAGTCGCCGAGTTCCGCGGTCGGCATCTGGTATGGCTCGCTCATCGCTTCTGGTATCCCACTGGCCCAAGGATCACGCAGGACTCGTCTTGCAGGCCAAGCCGACGAGGCTTGTCTGCCAGCCACTTCACCCACCAAGGCTCAGGGCCAAAGCTCTTGGGTGGTTGGTGGTACTTCGGTTCGTACGCGCACAGGTACTCCATGCACTGCACGGCGTGTACGTCCCCCCGCGTCTGCGGCTCGTCGGTGACGAAGACCTGACCATTGATGGTCTGGGTCTTCTTCCGATACCGCCGCATCTCCCTCACCAAATTGGGACAGCTCCCCTCCAGAATCTTCAGCTTCGTCGTCCCGTCACCGCGGATGTGCAGCATCTGCCGGACGATGGACGTACGGGCCGGAATGTCGTCCGACCCAGGCGTGAACGAATGATTGCTCACCTGCGAGCGGATGCCACGCTTCTTCAGCTCCTCGCTGTACAGCTCATGCGGCAACCGCCCGGAGCCAAGGTCGCGCAGCATGCCTCCGTGCATGTCCATGATGAAGTTGTAGAAGTGCTGTTCCCTCGCCTTGTCCGCAAACTGCTCGCCAAATATGAGCGAGTTACATTGACGGATGTACAGCTCATCATACAGCAAAAGGAACCTTTCGTCTGGCGGAACTGCGCCGAACACACAGGCCATCACCGCATGCCCCGGGTCGATGGCGACGTAGCGCGTCCAGTCCGGCGGCACCTGCCCGGCCGGGAGTTCTGACCTTGGGTAGATGTGGACCGACGAGTTGAAGGTCGGGTACATGAGCGTGGATTCGGTGGTGAACTCACCCTCCGCACGCATCTTCAGCTCATCCATTCCCAGAGCGGCCCAACGCTCTATGTTCTTCCGCTTCTCCTCCTCATCGATGTGGGCGTTGTCCAGGAAGCGGAGCGTGAACTTCTTGATGATCGGGTTTTCGTTTCCAGACTCCACCTCCTTCTCGGCCCGCTCGCACAGGCCCAAGAGGGCGTCGTTCTTGGAGTGCGGCATGGCCGACCAGACAAACCTGCCCTTGCGATCCGCGAGGCGAGCCTGCATCTCGCCCACCCAGCGCTCGTTGTTGATGTCCTCGTCAATGTGGACGAGGTCGGCCTGGAAGCCCTGCGGTGGATCACCCTCAGACGAGAAGAAGTTGATCACCCAGCCGTTGGTCAGCGTCACCTTCTGGCAATACTGAGCGCTCTTCAGCACCCAGCTCACCTCTTTGACGAACCGCGGCGGGATCAGAGGAGGAGCCGGCTTGGCGTCCTTCCTCCGGGCGGCGTCCTTGGTCGGGTCAAAGGACCGCCACTCATTGGTCACCTCGTCCCGGATGATCCGAAACGCTCCTGCCCGAAACAGCATCGGATACGCCACCAGTCCGATGTGGGGCCAGTTCCTTCCGACGATCACTAGGTTGCCGTCCGTCGCCGGGTACTTCCCGTACGGGTCGCGTCCGGTGGCTGCGCGAGCGTCTTCTACGAATGTGGCTAGGGACTTGCCGCCGCGATTTCCGCCAAGGACGATTCGCTCTGAACACAGCGACTGGTGAAACTCCTCCTGCAATGGCATGGGCCGGTACAGACGCAGAGCCTCCAGGCGGCGTTCGGCCAGTTCGGCCTGCACCGCGCGGAGCTGCTCCATCGCATGCTGCGACGGCCCGGCCGGGACATCCGGCTCAGGTGTCGGAACTTCGATCTTCGGATGCTTGCGCATTCTTTTGCTTGGCCGTCATCTCGGTCCACTCGCCGCAGTTCCACGTGGTGAACACCATCGGGAACCGATAGCCGGCCACGTACTTGTCGTCCCCGTCCTTCTCATACTGCCCCGTCGTCGGCGGGAACCTCCGGCACTCCCCCCGATCCGGCATCTGCGGGTTCGACATGAACCAACGGCACTTCTGGCAACGCATTCTTCTGCTCCAAAGCCTTCTTCTGTCCCTGGTACGCCAAGGCCGCGGCGAGAACGTCCCGCCGGTACTGAGCCTCCAGCTCCTCTTCGGTCATAAGGTCTAGCGGCTTCTTCGACCCTCCCATGGCGGTGTTGCTCACCACTAGGCGCAGAATGCTGTCCAACTGCTTGGTGCGGAACGCGCCTCCTGCGGGGGCGTCGAAGAACTGCTTGATGAACGCACGGGCGAAGCCGTCCACGCCGCCGAAGTAGCGCATCATCGTTTCCAGCAGCTCTGACGAGTGCGGGATGTGTGCGCCGCCGATGCGGGCGGAGGCGATGAAAAGGTCGACCGCGCCCTTCTCAATCTCGCCGAGCTTCTTGTTGCGGACCTTGTCCCGTCCCCGCTTCTCTCCGGCGTTCCGGCACACGCGGCACTTGCCGTGAAACCCGTCCTTGGAGCGGTGCCAGTATTCCTTGGTCAGCGGGTAGTGCTTGCTGCACTGCGTACAGGCGCGTGTTTCAACCACTCTGCACCGACGGTTTGGCAGGCAGGGTCTTCCAGTTGCTGCGCAGGTTGACCAGCTTCACGCCCGGGTCGAAGTCAGCGCGAGCGTACTGGACGAGCTTCTCGCTGATGTCCTTGGCGGCAATGAACTGCGGCTTGCCGACGCACTTGGGCTTCCAGTGCCCGGCCCAGGCGTCCCAGTTGCAGAAGACCGGGTTGTAGCCCAGAAGACGAGCGCCAGCGAGGGACAGGTCGCGGGTCATCGTCACATCCTCTGTGGACGACTTGTGCGCGGCATATCGGTCGGACCACTCGTAATAGAACCAGGGCTTGTCGTTCGGCCCCTTGGGTTCCGTGATCTCAAACGCCCGCATGTCGTACATGATCAGCCCTGTCGGCAGGGCGGCGCATTCCTGTATGCCGGCGAGCTTGGCCGCAGTGTTGCGGTCGTACATCTCCAACTGATAGTCGGGGTTGGCGTGTTCGCTCTGCTGGTTCTGCCAGCGGAAGACGTACACGCACTCCATGGGCGGCGGGCCGCAGTAGGGCGCGCCGATGACCACAGGCCCCTTGTGGTAGTGATCCACAAGGAAGTCGAACGAGGTCTGGAAGAACGGCTTGGCGTCCGGCTGGCCGGCGTACATGTCCGGCTTCATGTCCGAGTCCACCATGACAAGAACGTCGCACCCGTACTCGCGGGCCATGAGGACGGCCCGGTTGCGGGTCATGGTGATCGGCGTGTCAGACAGGTTCCAGATTTTGACGTTGGCAACGCGAGGGTCTTGGCGAACCTCGGCCACCAGCGGCGTCATCCACTCGCGGATGTCTGGAACTTCGGAGGAGATGCCTCCGTTGCCGCCGTACGAGAACGTACAGATACCGACGTTGAACTTGGTTTCCATCGCTGACCTCTCGGGGGGAGAAGGTTGGGGGTCTATAGATCAGTGTCCCGCTACGCCCCGGACCTCTGCATCTGGCCCGGCCGGGTGCCGTACGAAGCATCGGGCGTGTTGGACCCGTCTGGGTAGAACGCCAGCGGTGCCCACGGGCTACGGGCGGTTGGCCTCCATTCGCCGCCAGTGGGCTGCGGCCCCGCCGGGTTCGGGTACATGTACCCGGAGTCATCGGCGCGGTACTGGGCGTATGGGTCGGTGGTCGGTGACACCGGGCTGGCCGAACCGCCCGATTTGAACCACTCGGCAGGCATGGAGCCGGGCTGCGGAGCGGCGGGCGGCTGGTGCGTAGCCATTCCCGTTGACGCGTTGTAGTACATCCACCACGGGTCGCCGGACGGTGGCTGGTACTGCGTCTGCGGCGCGTACTGCGAGAGCTGCTGCTCCAGGCTGGGCTGCTGCGGCATGGCAAACGGGTTCTGCCAGCCGTTGCTCACCATGTCGCCGGCCTTGCTCCACATGTTCTGGAAGTCGAACTGCGGCGCGCCCTGCGACTTGCCGCCGTAGTAGGGCAGCATGGCGTCGTTGATGTTCTGGATGAACGCATCCCGCCGGCCGAAGTCAGGCTGCTCAGACTGAGTGCCGTCGAAGTTGGTGAACCGCTGCGTGAACGGGGCAGGGCGGTTCTGCGGCGTGGCGTAGGCAAAGTTGCCGTCTGGTTGCGCCCCGTAGGGCGTCCCCTGGCTCTGCGGCTGGATAGGCTGAGCCTGACCAGGAGAGGCGTAACGGCTCATGTCGGGGGCCTTCTGCGGCCCGGGAGGTGCAGCCTGCTCTTGGTTGGTCGGCTGAGAAGAGGACGGGCGAGAAGCGCCACTCGCGCGCCAGCTTGCCCTGCCAGCGGGGCGAGCGTTCATGGAAGCCTGCCCGGGATACCTCTGACGCGCAGCCTCGGGCGTGTAGGGGTTCGCCATGACCAGTCTCCCAAGTGGTCAGGTAACGGGGGCGGGTCATTGCTGACCCACCCCCGCCCCCGATAGCCCCGAAGGGCATTTCCTAGCCGCGAGTCTTCACCACCGCGAGGACAGCGCTGCCCGTCGTCGCGCCCGCACTGCACGCCCGGGCGATCACGCCGAGCGAGGCGGTGTGGTCGACAGACGCCGTGCTGGCACCAGTCAGGCTCGCGGGCGTGACCCGGCCGGCAGTCGTTGAGGTCGACGCCGCAGCCGTGATGACCGAGAGGCGATCACCCACCGCAACGTCCGTACCGCTCAGCGCCACCGCCACTTCGGTCGGCCCGTCAACCGTCACCCAGAACACATCGTTCACCGCCACGCCAGAGGCGGGGAGGTACTCGTCCACAACGCCGACGATGTCGGAGTTGGCGGTGTTGGCATAGCCATCAGTCACCGTGAACGAACCCGACTTGAAGCTCACCACCCGCTTCGGGGCCAGAGCCACCGTAGACGAGTTGCGAACGGCGATGCACACCTTGCGACGGTTCGACCGGACAGTGCCGGTGACGGGGTTCACATCGGTGAACTCCTTCACGCAGCCGACCCAGTTGTCGCCGTACGTTCCCGAAATGCCGTACAGGCTGTCGTTGACGCTGGTGACACCCAGCGTCTGACCAAGACCGAACGGCGGATCATTCTGCAGTCCCATCTGTGAGATTCCCTTTCTTTCTCAGGCGAGGGTCAGGAGCTTGAAGAAGTTGCGCGGACTCTTGAACTTGAGGTTGCCGAGCGTCGACACCACGTAGCGGTACTGCTGCGTGATTTCGTCGTAGAACGGACCCTCGCTGTTGAGAAGCTGGCCTTCCATGCAGAGCAGCTCCACGTTGCCAATCGCCAGACCGTAGCCGGTGTTGGCGGGCACCGAGTTCTCCGAGCTGATCTCCACGCCGTCCAGCTCAAACACATCCGTGAAGCCGTAGCTCCGCAGACCGTTCGTCCGGCTGACGATCACGCGCTCCTTGGAGTCCAGCGTGTTGAGGAAGTCGATGAACAGACGACGGTCCAGAAGAACCATGTCCACCTGATCTTCCTTGCTGTCGTTGCGGCGAGTCTGGTGGATCGCCTCACGCACAGCCTTCACACAGTTGTCTTTCCAGGTCGCCGTCGCACCACCGAAGTAGGTGCTGGTGTAGTTGACCTGGACCGGCGAGAAGAAATCGAACTCCGGGTCCGCGTAGCCGTTCGGCCACACGCCCGTCTGCTGCGAGCCGCCGTAGGCACCCAGCGTGGTCGACAGACCAGCGTAGGTGTCGGACGGGTAGCAGAACGGGTCAGCCGCATTGGCCGAACGCTGAGCGCCAGTCGTCACGTTGACCGTGCCGTTGGTGCCCATGAACGACTCCATGCCGTGGAACCGCAGCTCGTTGCCGGCAGCGTACCCGTCGATGATCCACTCACGGGACAGGTACTGCTCCATGCTGGTGAGCAGACGGCTCGCCATCTTGCCAGCGACGTTGACCAGAGCCTGGGCCGAACGGTTCTCCAGCATCTCCTTCTTGTAGATCGCGTCCGTCGCCTGCGCACCCCTGAACTCCAGCTCCGCTCGCTTCCAGAGGTTCTGGCGAGCGAAGGTGCGAGGAGTCTCGCCGTTGTTGCCACCCGGCGTGTGGTTGCGGTACTGGATTTCCCAGTCGAAGCCGCGGCCCGACATGTTGGTGCGGACGTTGCCCGAACCTTCCACGGCGGCGAAGAACTTGTACTTACGCAACGACGCAACCTCTTCCTCTCGGAGATGGTTGACAATCGTCGTTGCAATAGAACGTGCCCAATCGGTCGAACTAGCCATTATCGATTACTCCGTCGTTGACGAGTTGGCTCCGTAACCTGTCCTCAAAGCTCATCCGCGAGCGCGGTGCGCGCGGCTCCGTGGCTCCACCACTACGGTTCGGGGTTCTGGTTGCACGCTCCCGAAGGAACTGCATGTTCTGCTGCGCCACCGGGTCGGCGGGCACCTGGGGCTGCGGGGCAGGGGGCGGCGCGGCCTGCATGCCGGCCTGCATCTGCTGGTAGCGCATGTTGAGAAGATCGCGCTGCAGCATGCCGGTGGCGTACTTCCACCGAGCCTCGGCACCATTGATGCCCATCTCGGACGCCTGCTGGATGTACGCCTGGATGGCCTTGCCTTCCGGCGTCACGTTGCCCTGCTGGTCGTACAGCCAGTCCGAGTTCTGCTTCTCAAGGTCGTTGACGTAGTTCTGGCTCTGGTACTGCGAGAGGTGCTGCTGCACCATCTCCTGAGCCTTCTGGATGGCGACCTGCTCAACGAACGGCTTGAGCGTGTTCTCGGGGTCCGTCACCAGCTTGCGGGCGAAGTCGGCCGTGTAGGCTTGGTACTCACGCAGCGACTGCTGGGCCTCAAACGGGGCGTCGGGAGAGATGACTTCCTTGCCCGTCTGCGGATCGCGGACGATGTAGTTCCGCCACGTATCCTTCACCTGGGGAGGATTCCACCACTTGGGCTGCTCAGCGGGCTTCGGCTTCGCGGCTTCCGCCTGCTGCTTCTGCCACGCGGCGAACGCCTGCTGGTTCTTCAGGTACTCCTGAGCATAGGGGACAATGCTCTGGTACTGCTGGAGCTGGCGCTGGGCTTCCTGGTAGCCCTGCTTCGCGCGGTACAAGTCCTGCGCAATGGCAAGGTCGTCCGCGCCGTTGTATTCCGGGAGATGACGAAACGCCTCGTAGGGCGTAGCGAAACCACTGCCGGACGATGCCTCCGGCTGAGATTCCGTAACAGGCGCAGCAGCCTCCGCTACGGGCGCAGAGGACTCAGGAA